TCTGATAAATCCATTGTGTAGTTTACAATTTCATCACAATTTTCGTTACCACAAAATAGTCTGAAGTCTGATTGTGCACCATGTGATTGAACTCTAATTTGTAAAAACAAATCTTGTAAGTCAAACAATGGCATGGTGTATGCATCTACATCTTCACAACAGTTTCCAACTATCTGTGCACAGGCGTTTACCATTTCTTCGTATTCGCCTCCTTCTGCTGCTAACATAAGAATCTTTTCTTCCTTAACTTTAAAAGGTCTAAAGGTAATCTCTTTACCTGAGGAAGCTAGTTTTCCTTTATGTAACGGCGTATCTAATTTTGGTAGTGCCATTATATTTCTCCTATATTATAATTCACGTTTATTTAAATCAACATCAATAGCTCTGGATTTCCAATAAGCACTGGATATAATAAGTGTTGTTCTCGCAATACTTACAGCACCCATTGCTAAAGGAACTAGGTTAAGAACTTTAGGTGTGCATTCCATTAACTGCCATTGAGCTCTTATCTTTCCTTCTTTATCTAATTGATTAACTAATATTTCTCCGAATGTATCATCGGGCCAAGCAACTTCTTTAGATGTTGCACTAACACAATGGTCCATCCATTTTTCAAATACATGACGCAGACTCCATTCGGCGTCACAATAAAAAGTAATGTTTATTTCATTACCTAAGAAACCTATATTTGTATTTCTATAGAACTGCCAATTACCTAAGTTCAGTTCTTTATTTGACAATGTCATACCAGGTATTTGAACTTCTTCACAAAGTAAAGTAGCTTCTAATTCAGCATCGCTTTGGCTACCATAACCTAGATCATTTAGTTCTTTAATCATAGTAGTAGGAAACTTTACATGTGCTTCAAATCTTTCTGTGTATGCTGGTGATAATGCTGAGAAAGCTTGTAAGGCAGCAGGTCTACCAGTTCCATCTGGATTTAACGTTGATAACGCTACATCTCCGTTTTGATAATTACTGTCTATTGCCATTAAAAGCCTCCTATACCGCCTTTTCTTCTACGCATTGGTTTTGCCATTGTCTCTCTATAAATCTTTTGCAGTCCTACGCCACCAGCAAATTGTTGAACGGGCAAAAATATTGCCGATTTCCAATGTGCAGGATATACTTTAAACATAGGACCCATTTGACTACTTAAATATTTCTTTGTAGAACCTTTAACTTCTGGAAACTTCGCAAAGTTTTTTACAGTTGCCCAATTAGATGCTAATTTACTTTCTCTTCTTATATCTGCAAAAGCAGGCATTAGCTTATCTAATAGTGCTGCCCTTAACATTGGTCTTAGATAATGTAAATTAATAGCACTAAAACCATCTGGCAAAGGGTCTACAATAATAGCCAACGGAAACCTATCAAAGTATTCCAGGTTCTTTGTTTTAGGTTCATACTCATACATATACATTGAACCAACTTCTAATTGGTCTGCTCTTTCTCCTAAATCAGAATTATAAAGTTCTGAAGGAGACTGTAAATGTCTGGCGTATGAACTAACCTGTTGAGCATACCATCTGGCTGATCTTTCAGTATCTCCAGCTGTTATGTTAATATCTTTAAATGGTGTATTATCCGCCATGTAAGTATTTATACCTAAATGCCTAAGTCCTTCTCGGTAATTATCATAAATTCCATATTTTGTTTCTTACAAAAATCTCTTGCAGACTTCCATTTGGCTTCGTTTACTCCGTATTGAGCAACTTCTTGTAGATATCTTTTGGTTTTACGCTTTTGTGTATTGGGAGGTCTTGTGAAACGTTCTGGTTTTACTTCTACTAAATAACGTTTCTTGTTATCTACTTCTATATAAAAGTCAACCATATATCTATGGACTTTGTTATCTAATGGATTACGATAAGGAATCTTAATCTCTTCTGAGACCCAGCCTGTTACAGAGTCATTTAAGTCTGCCCAGTTCATAAACTTTAGTTCATAACTAGAACGATAGACGATGTTCTGTAAATCACCTAGATATTTTAAAGGATTTTTAGGAATAAACCTTCCTTTGTATATTTCTTTAGCATAAACCATATAAATAATAAAAAGATCTTATAGGAGTATTTATAGTAGAATGAGTTGGTTAAGAGACAGCGCTTTTGGTAAGTGGTGGGGCATGGACTCATCTCAGCAGCAACAGTTCCAGAACGATGCTACTGAAATGACAAAAGTCTATAAAAATAAAGACTTTACAGACCAAGTTCAAGAACAAGCAAATAGCAGATCAAAATATAAATCAGGTTCTAATTCTGGGATATCATATTATCCCCAGGAACTCTTTACGAACAGTCAACCTAATGGCATACACTTTTTTATAAATGCTAGATCAAACTCAGCAGCAGCTATATCACAACACAAAGCAAATCCAGATGCATTAGCAGCAGCACAGGCAGAATACCAAGCAGAATACACAAAAGAAAATAGAGCTAAAGCAGAACAATACGAAACAGCATTGGGAGGAACTGCAGCACTTACAGCAGCTATAGGAACAGCAACTGCTATTAAGTCAGGTGCAATATTAAAGAAAGGTGCAAGTAACTTAGGTAAAACACTTACAACAGCAGCAGGCTCAGTAATAGCAGGTGGTGCAGCTGTAGCAGCAGCAGAAGTTATAACAACTGTAAGATTATTAGATTCAATTCAATTGTATGTTCCACAATCTATTATAACAGCATATCAAGCCAATTGGGATCAGGCAGAATTAGGTATGGCAGGATTACTTACAACAGGAAGAACAGGTATAGGCGATATATTATCTGGAGAAATGGTAGAAGCAGGAGCTAGGGGAGCAGCAGCGGGAGCAGCTAACCTTCCTAAAGCAGCAGGTGCCAACGCAGACTTTGGAGCAGCATTTGAAGCAACAAGTAAAAAGGTAGCAAACCCTTTCAAAGAACAATTATTTAAGAGTATAGGATTTAGGAAGTTTTCATTTAGTTATACTTTCTCTCCTAGAAATATAAGCGAGTATAATATGGTTACAGAAATTATACACAAGTTTAAATATCATATGCACCCTCAGGTATCTGAAAGTGATATATTTTTAATTTATCCTTCAGAGTTTTCAATACAATTTGAATACTATGATGAGAATACAAAACAGGTTTCAGTAAACGAAAACCTACCTAAAATATCATCTTGTATATTAGAAAACGTTAAGGTTGTATATGGACCTGATGGATTATTCCAAACTGTTAAAAACACAGGTGGTATTCCGTCAGAAATAACAATGGAATTAAGTTTCGCAGAAATAGAAACACTAACATCCAACAGAATAGACCAAGGATTGTAATATGTATTTTAAAGCAATGCCTAAAATATTTTATCCATATAAGGATAGTTCAGGTAAAATAGTTCAGACAACGGTTCCTGATATTTTTAGGCGAGTTCATATGGATAAGTTCTTTAAAAACAGAACAACTCTATTAGACTTTTATGTGAGTGATGGAGAGAGTCCAGAGTCTGTATCATATAGTTACTATGGCTCAACAAAATATCATTGGATAGTTTTATTGTGTAATGATATTGTTGATGTTAAAAGAGAATGGCCTTTGTCAGGACAAGATTTAGTAAGATATGCCAAAGACAAATACGGCGACAACAACATAAACGACGTTCATCACTATGTAATTAAAGATACTGATGTTATTGTTGATTGGGACGCAGCTAAAGTTTCTACAGGAGAATATCAAGCTGTTACTAATCTAGATTATGAAGATGATATTAATGAAAAGAAACGACAAATATTCTTATTGGATAAAAGATACTTAAATGAAGTGATACAACAATACAAGAAGTTGATTAAGGCATAAGTGATGAATAATGGTTAATTTAGCAAAAACAGCGGCAAGAGCAGTAGGTGCAGCAGTTAGTGCAGTAGCTATGGGCAATGCTGCCGAACCCAATATAGAAGAAGAAAATATTTCCCGTCCCGGGGATATTGTTATTGATGTCTTAGATTTAATGACCAGTTCAGGTCAAGTATTCAACATAAAAAGTTTTATGATTGATTTACAACTTACTGAGGATATATGGTCGCCTGCCATATATGGTAACGTAACAATTACAGACGCAAACAATATGATTAACTTAGGACCTATAAGAGGTGGAGAACTTCTTATAGTAAAGTTAAGAACAAAAACATTAGAAGACATTCCAGAAAATTTAATTGAAAAAACATTTCAAATATATGCCATTGAATCCAGAGTATTAAACAACGACAGAGAATCTTTTTACGATTTAAAATTTACTTCTATAGAGGCAGTAAGTGACCAACAAAGAAGTATTACACAGGCATACGGACATGATAGTTCTACAACAACAGATCAAATAGCAGAAAAGATATGGTTAGATCATTGCCAAGAGTTTAGAAGAATAGATGAAAAGAAAGCAACATCTAATTTAATTATAGGAGATACTCCTCACAGATCAAGAGTTCAATATACAAGTAATCATTGGACACCATTTCAAAACTTACAGTTCTTATCTAGAAAATCAGTAGGTAATAAACATAAAGGTTCAGACTTTATATTCTTTGAAGGTAACAAAAACTTTTATTTTACATCTATACAAAATTTAATAAAAGCACAATTAGAAACAGGTTTGTTTGAACACTATGTTTATGAACAAGCAGGTATGGATATGAGGCACAGAGATACAGGAGATAATTTTTTAGGTGCAGGGTTACCTAAAATGTTTAGTAAAATAGATGCTATAACTGTTCCTAGAACTGTAGATATATTAGACGGACAAGATAGTGGTTACTATGCATCTTCTGTTAGAGTATATGATATGTTTAGTAAAGAACAAGCAGAGATGATTATTGATGGTAGAAATAACTTTGCAGATTTTGTTCATACAGAAGATGGTATTCCTATACCTGAAGGCATACAACGTAATCCGTATTCATTTGTAAATATAAAATATTTGAATATGCTTACAAGTCCAGGCATGCAAGGAGGACTTAATACAGGTTCTAAGGGAGCAGCAGCTAATGTAAACGTAGCAGAATCACAGTTACTAAGACAACATTACTTTAATTCATTTAAGGATAATACATTTGAATTAACCGTTCCAGGAAGAACAGATATTGAAGTAGGTAAACTAATTAAACTAGCATATCCTATTGCAGGAGATAAACCTGAGGATGCTGAATATGATGAAATTGTAGACCCTGTATTATCAGGTAACTTCATGATATCATGTATAAAACATACAATAAATACAGGTGTAGGACATAAGATGATTATGGAAGTAGTTAAAAACGGATATGCAATAGGCACAGGACCTGAAGATGATGTGGTGCCTTCACTAGGTAAGGGAACATAATGGATTTAAAAAATTACGGCAAATTAAATATACCTGATTTTATATGGTGGTTAGGTGTTGTAGAAGATAACAATGATATAGCAATGGCTGGTAGAGTCAAAGTTAGAATTACAGGTTATCATACAGGTAATAGAGAAGAATTACCTATAAAACATTTACCATATGCTATTCCAATTAATTCTGTAGCTAACGCAGCAATGAATGGCATAATGGAAAATCATCAATTAGTTCAAGGCTCAACAGTTATAGGTTTCTTTGCAGATGGCGAAGACGGACAAATACCAATGATTATAGGAACTGTTGCAGGTAGTCCTATGTCAGCAGTAGATGAAGACGGCAATCCTACAGGAGAAAAAACATTAGACCCTGCTATAGCAGGCTTTACAGACCCAACAGGAAAATTTCCTAGATCCTCAGATGGACTTATACCAGGCACAAAAAAAGGAGAAGGTGGAGAAGATGGTTTTGCAGGAGTAGGAGAACCTGATATATCTAGGTTAGCAAGAAACGAACATGCAGAACATCACTATTCACTTATTAATAGAAGGGAACAAAGAGAGGAAGAAGTAAGAACAGCAACAGCTCCTTCAGTAGAAGGTGATGGTATATTAGACGATAAAGAAGGTAAAGCATACGAGCCTGTAAATTGGGAAGAGCCACACCCTAGAGGTAAATCTAAAGATGAGGCAAAATATTTTAATCCTCGTCAGGATATGATTGACGGAGGAGATGGAGACCCAAGTAAAAAAGGAAGTATGGAAGATTATACTTCATTATATCCTTTCAATACAGTAAAAGAAACAAGAGCAGGCTTTATATTTGAAACAGATAACACAGAAGGAAATAAAAGATATCATGAATACCATCCTTCAGGCACACATAAAGAAATACATCACGACGGAACAAAAGTAGAAAAAATTGTAGGTAGTGATTACGAGGTTGTAGTTCAAGATAAAAATGTTCTTATAAGAGGTAACTGCAACGTTACTATCGTAGGCGATTGTAAAATGCTAGTCCAAGGAGACAAATACGAGGAAATAGAAGGAGATTTATTCACTACAATACATGGAGATAGAATTACTAAAATACAAGGTAATGATGTCAAGTCTGTAGTAACAGACGTAACAGAATCAATAAAAGGAAATAGAACAGCTCGTGTAGCACTAGACGATACACTTACAGTCGTTGGTAACCAAACACAATCGGTTGCTAAGAAGAAAAGAGAGTCTGTAGTAGAATCTGTAATGGAAACATTTGGTAAACATTCTACTAACGTTACAAAGTCTACATTCAGACAAACAGCAGGTAATATAGTAGAAGTTACCGGAGGAGATTTAATGTTTGGTGCAGCAGGTAAGAGTGAGTTCGGTTCTTCAGGAGATCAAAAATTTAAAACAGAGGCAAATCAAATAATCGAGATTGCTACTAACCAAACAAAAACTGTTGGTGGTAATGAAAGTAATACAGTATCTGGTAACCAAACAGATAGTATATCAGGTAACTTAGATATTGATGCCTCACAAATAGACTTAAACTAATATGCCAGGAATAACTAGAAAAGGAACAGACGCAGCAGGAGGAACATTAACAGGAGGTTCAGGTAATGTTAATGTTAATGGAGCAGGAGCTGTAAGAGTAGGAGATGCAGTAGCAGGTCATGGTTTGGCACCACATGCTGCACCTACAATGGCAGCAGGTTCAGGAACAGTTAAGGTAAATGGCATAGCAGTATGTAGAGCAGGAGACGCAGCAACATGTGGGCACACAGCGTCTGGCTCGGGTAACGTAAACGCAGGAGGATAATATGAGCTGTGGACCAAGTGAGGCACTAAAAGGAATGGCAGATCAAATAGATGCCTTAGATGACAAAATAGATTCTTTAATTACAGAATCACCATTAGGAAAATTAAATGCCTTAAAAGATCAAGCAAATGATGCTGTAAATGGTGTCATGGGTAAACTTGAAAATGCTATACCAAGCGCACTTAATAAACTAGGAAATAAATTAGATCAAACATTACAAGAAGACGTAAGTGATATAGCAAAACTATTACTATTAGGTGTAGTAGCATATCCTCAATATGTTCAAGAATTAGAAAGAGTAAAAAGAAAGTGGGGCAAAGTAGATTTAGGAAACTTCAAATCATTAGATGAAGTAGCAGATGCCTTACGAAGTGGTTCATTAGACTTAGATAGAATTTGTAAACTTATACCTAACACAGAAAAACAAGGAGTGAATGTTATTGTAAAAGGAACACCAACTTCATTCCCAGACATTGACCCTGTAGCATTAGTTAAGTATGGCAAACTACCTAATTACAAGACTCCTAAATTTGAAGTTCAAACAACTACAAGGGCTAAAAAACAAGCAGAAGAATTCCTAAATTTCGAGCTACCAGAATTCGACTTCTAGTATAAATACTATTATGGCAAGTGTTAAAGGAAAGAAAAATAGAATATATACGGACATTGACCTGTCTTTTGGAGTCAATGCTTTTTCAGGTGACTTAAACAAAAAACTAGATGTTAATGCTGTCAAACAATCAATAAAGACATTATTGCTAACACAAAGCGGAGAGAAACCTTTTCATCCAGAGATAGGAAGTCCATTATATGGATTGTTATTTGAGAACATGCGTCCTGGTATGGAAACAGTAATTAGTTCTAGAATTCAAGATGTTGTAACAGCATTTGAACCTAGATGTAAAATGAAGGTAGTAGAAACACAAGCAGATTACGATAACAACATATATAACGTTTCAATGTTCTTCCACGTAGTTGGCATCAACGAGCCCCAGTCAATGCACATGGAGCTAAAGAGGTTAAGGTAGATGGCACAATTAAACGTAACAGAATTAGATTTTGATCAAATCAAAAATAATCTAAAAACATATTTAAATAGTCAAGATGAATTTTCAGACTATAACTTTGAAGGAGCAGGACTTAGCGTTCTGTTAGACATACTAGCATATAATACACATTATAATGGTATGTTGGCTCATATGTTAGGTAATGAAAACTTCATAGATACAGCAATTAAAAGAGAGTCTGTAGTATCTATTGCTAAGGCATTAGGATATACACCTAGATCTTATAGGGCAGCACAAGCAAAATTAAATCTAGTGGTTACACCTCCAACAAGTTTTACATCTACTACAATGGAAGTTAGTAGAAATCAATCATTTAATACCACAGTAGACGGAACATCATATACTTTCTTTCCTAACGAAACAGTAAACACAAATGCTACAACAGCAGGTGGAGCAGGTCCATACTTTTTATATGGCACTCATACAACATTAGGACAAGGATATTATTATCCTATATACTTAACTGAGGCAGCAGCAGTTGCAGCAGACACAGGCGGAACAGGAGCAACATCATATAATTTTAAAGAATATAATGGTGTAACATTTTATTCTCCTAACAGTAGTAAAAGAGAGGCAGTTCAAGATTTAGGAACAACTACAACATCAGGAGACTCTACAGTTATTAGCACAGGGCTAAACTATGGCATGTATGTAGGACAAAGTGCAGACTCGGCAACAAAGACACAATTTGTTTTACCTGGACTTACAGTAAAAGAAGGCGTAAGAGTAGAAAATGAATTTATTGTTTCATTAGGAAATGAAGTAGGACCTTATGTAATACCTAATCCTAGAGTAGACGCTACAACATTAAGAGTAAGAGTTCAAGACTCATCTACTAATTTAACAAGAACAACATTTAGTAAAGAAACAAGTTTCCTAAAAGTTAAGAAAGACACACTAGCATATTTTGTAGAAGAAGGAGCAGATGGCTTATTCCAAATTAGATTTGGAGATGGTGTAGTAGGTAAAAAATTATCTCCAGGTAATATTATTATTGTAGATTATTTGAATACAAACGGAACTATTGCTAATAATGCCAGTTCATTTTCAATGACAGGAACTTTAACTTCTAGTGGAGAAGTTATTAAAACAGGAACACATTCTAAATCTGTATCAGGAAGTATAAAAGAATCTATAGATGAAATAAGACACAATGCACCTAAGTTTAATGCTACAAGAGATAGAGCAGTAACATCATCAGATTATGAATCACTTATATTAGCAAGTAATAGTAACATACAATCTGTTTCTGTTTGGGGAGGAGAAAAGAACGACCCACCTATATATGGTAAAGTGTTTATATCTCTGAATCCTGTAATAGGAACAATTATTACAGAAGCAGATAAAGACAATATTAAAACACAGGTTATAGAACCTAAAACACCTGTAGCAATTATTCCTGAATTTGTAGACCCAGAGTTTACATTTATTACTTTGGATATAGGAGTTACATACGACCCTAAACTTACAACACTAGCAAAAGGACAATTAGAAAGCGCAGCAGAAGTTGCAGTAACAGAATACTTTAATACAAGTCTAAACAAACTTAATAAAAGTTTTTACAATACAAGACTTCATGATTTAATTAAAGCATCATCAGATTCTATTATATCTGTAAATATTAATTCTAAATTACAGAAAAGAATAACACCTGATCTTACTAAACCTAAAAATTATACAGTTAAATTTAATCAAAGAATACAGCCTGGAGAAATAACATCTACATACTTTGATATAACTTCTGCAAATGTTACTCAACAAGTTTCATTAATAGACAAACCAGATGCAGGTGTAGTTGCACCTAAGTATAGTGGCGGTGGTGTTGTTAATGCCGTTAAAGCAGATGGTTCTGTTATTGCAGAAGTAGGAACAATAGACTATGATTCAGGAACAATTAATTTACCAGCAATAACAATTAACGCACTTGCAGGAACAGAAAAAGAATTAAGAATTGGTGCAGGGTTACAAAATGATAATAAAGATATTACAACACAGGCACTAATAAGAACATCGGATACAAGCACAGCAGCAGTGACTGCTAAACCTAGCAGAAATACAGTATTTACATTAGATGATAGTGTAATCAATGCAACAATTAATACATCAGCAGGACTTGTAATTACAGCAACACCAGAAGTAGAGGAGATCTAGTGTCGGATTATATCCCATCGTTTTATAGATACGTTTCGTCTATAACAATAGACAACGGCGGTGCGGG